TAAGCACTTGAAAGTTATCAAAGAAGACACTATAACAAAATGGGACAAATTAGGGTTCCTAGAAGGTCTTAAAGGCCACCTAAAAGAAAATGTTGCACAGTTGTATGAGAACCAAGCTTCTCACTTAATCAACGAAGCATCAGGAACTAACGACTCAGGTTCATTTGAAACTGTTGTATTTCCTATCATCAGACGTGTATTCTCTAAATTATTGGCGAATGACATCGTATCTGTACAAGCTATGAACTTACCAATTGGTAAATTGTTCTACTTTGTACCTCAAATCCAAGGATATACTGGAGCAACTCCAACAATTGGTGGTTCAGGTCAAGCTGGTCACTACGCTCCTGTTGGTTCTCCAAACAACCCAACTGGTAATCCAAATGATGGTTATGACGGTTCTGCAGGTTCATTTGCTAAGAACACTTATGATTTATTCTACGAAGGAACTGAGCCAGGATTAAATCCTCCAGGTCTTTTTGATTATTCTAAAGGTGCTTGGTATTGGGTAACAGGTGTTACTACTACAGTTGCATGGTCTAATGGAAACTTAATTCCTTCAGCTTATGGAGCTGGTGAATACAGAAAAGTTATCATCCAAATGTCAGGTTTCACAAATGCCGGTGAGGGTAAATTAATAGGTCCTGATGGACAAGAAATGGATGTTGAGACATTCTTATCTGATTTAACAATTTTACCAACAGCTGCATTAGTTAACCGTATTAACGCTTCTGGTGGAGTAGCTACTACTGCAACACCAATGTTGTTCCGTGTGGTTACACAACAATATGGTAAGGGTATTGTACAGTACGGTGCACAATCTCAAACAATATGGCCAGGAGGTACGGCATCAACTGGTGGTAACGGTGGTGTTTATAATAACATCTGTGGTCAAGACGGTAGAATCTATTTGGAAGTTGATTTACAAGTTCCTGCATGTATTGCTTGCGGACAATCAACACCTGATGGTTATAGTGGAGTTACATTCTTAGCTGGTTCAGGAGCTACAGATAACGCAGTATTTACGGCATATTGGAAGCGTTACCAAGAGTTAGAATTCGAAGACAGAATTGGTGAAGTTTCTTTCAACTTAGAATCAGTAACAGTTTCTGTAACTGAAAGAAAGTTAAGAGCACAATGGTCTCCAGAATTGGCTCAAGATGTTGCGGCGTTCCACAACATTGATGCTGAAGCTGAATTGACAGCTTTATTGTCTGAACAAGTTGCGGCAGAAATTGACCGTGAAATCTTACGTGACTTACGTAAAGGTGCGGCTTGGACATTACGTTGGGATTACAACGGATGGAAGAGACTAAATAACCAATCAACTCCATACACTCAAAAGGACTGGAACCAAACTTTGATTACTGCGATTAACCAAATCTCAGCTCAAATTCACAAGTCTACTTTGAGAGGTGGTGCTAACTGGATTATCGTATCTTCTGAAATCTCTGCGATTTTCGACGATTTACAATACTTCCACGTATCAAACGCGGCTCCTGAACAAGACCAATACAACATGGGTATTGAAAGAGTTGGTACATTAAGCGGTCGTTACCAAGTATACCGTGACCCATACTTCCCACCAAACACAGTTTTGATTGGACATAAGGGTACATCTTTATTGGATACTGGTTACATCTACGCTCCATACGTACCACTACAATTAACTCCAACTATGTACAACCCATTTAACTTCACACCTATCAAAGGTATCATGACTCGTTACGCTAAGAAGATGGTTAATAACCGTTTCTTCGGACGTATCATTGTTGATGGAGTTCGTACATTTGACTTAAACGAATTAAGATAATATATCTTAATCTACATAAAAAAAGGTCAGATAAATCTGACCTTTTTTATTTGCTTAAATTTCTAATTGATTTAGAAATTAATTCAGATTCAATTAAATTAAAACATCCTTTTTTGAATGCGAATAAACAAGCGTTTTTTAGAACACCGATTGATTGTTCTTCAGTTAAATTATCAATATAAGTATTAATTTGAGCATCGTCATCATAATATATTGAATCTAAAATTGATTTTGAATCTTTCATTGATTCTAATTTTTCAAGTAGTAAGTTTTCAATATTAGCAGTTTCCATTTTTAAAGATATTTATAGTAAAAGATAATGAAAAATATTATTGAGTCAATTAACAAACTTTTTTTAATTAAAGAAGCGACTTCAGATTCAGGAAGTAGGGGCTCATATGTTGCCCCTTTAATGGATGGATTTAAAAAATTTAAAAAAAATGACATGCAACCATTTACTGATAAAGTTTCAAAATACGATAGTGCGTTACTTGATTATGATAGTTATGATGGTAGTATGGACGAGCCAAAAAAACAAATAAAAAAAATAGAAAAACAGGCAAAAGAAAGTACAAATAAATTGTCAAAAAACCAAATTGAAAATGACGATGATGGTGATAATATAAATCCATTTCCAAAAGGGAAAATAAAAAAACAAAATAAAGTTAATGAATCTAGTACAAGTGTAACTGCGGGACTTTATACTGGTCCATTAGAATTAGGGTTAAAAAAATGGAAAAAACATGAGTTATTACCATTTTTAGATTTTGTAGATATTGAATTTAATCACGACGAAAAACAAAAAACTTTAAAAAATAATATAAAAAAAGTTGTTGGGATGTGGGAAAAAGGTTCTGATGGGACTTATGATATTGACACTCACGATGTCCACACAATAAATGAAGATTTAGGGGTTTGGTTTGGAACTAAGAAAAAACCTAAGGGTAGTAAACAACCAAAAGGACCTTGGGTTAATATATGTAAAAAAGTTGATGGTAAACATCCTCCTTGTGGAAGACCTGATGCCTCGGATAAAGCGTATCCAAAGTGTAGAGCTGCGGGAGTTGCTGGAAAAATGAGTGATTCACAAAAAAAAGCGGCATGTCAACAAAAAAGAAGGGCTGAAAAAACCCACCCAAAATCAGGTACAGGAAATAGTCCAAAAATGGTTTCATACAAACCAAGAAAGAAAAAAAACTAATGAGGAAATCCTAATTGATAGATTAATTAAAAAAATAATATGAAGATTTGTTTCAAAATATCTAAAAATACTATAAATAAAAAACAAATTGAAATTATTAAAAAATTTTGTTCTTTATTAATGAAAAAAATGAAATTATCCAATGATTTAACCATTGAATTTTTAAATAAAAAAGTTAAAGATATGACTACAGGTTCATATAATAATGGTAAATCAAGAATAAGAATATTAAGTAAAGGTCGTATGCTTGCCGACATATTGAGAACATTATCACATGAATGGGCACACGCTTATGACCATGAACAATTAAACATTAAAGATAGGAGAGATGTTGGAGGAGAGTCTGAAAATTTTGCAAATGCAAAGTCAGGAGAGCTGACTAAACTTTTTATAAAGAAAAATAAAAATAAAGAAAAAGAGATTTTTAATTAATCTCTTTTATACATAGTTGATGGGAATTGAGAGTTAAACTCTTTTAAAGCATTAACATATTCGTCTTCGTATTGACCAACTCTGTCCAATACATCCTGAATTATCATTGCTCTCTCAAATTTAGAGTATTTTGCAAAACCTTCCCTAAGGTGTTTTCTTATTGTTTTTTTTAAATCAAGATTGTTCATCACTTACTATTTTATTATAAATATTAGTAAGTGAGTCTTTTATTTGTAAAATCATCTCAGTATCGTAAATTTCCCCTTTTTTTTCCAATTCGTTTTCAAATGTGCTAGTTAGTTTTCTTTCATTATTAGGGGTTAATTTTATTTCATATGAATATCTATGATTGGTAACTGACAATATGTTATCGCAAATCACCATGTATACCCCCAATTTTTCATTTTTAATGTAGTACTTAACACTTTTAGGGGTGTAGACTAAAATAGACGAATTATCCCTTATTAATGACTTTGCAACTTGAACACAAAGCGATTCGTATTTCTTTTGCTCTACAATATGGTTAGGGCGGCTGATTGAGTTTCTTAGAAAAATTCTAAGTTTGTAATACTGTTTTTTAATTGGGTTCATATTATTGATGAATATGAAACAAAGATAATAAAAAAACTAATACTAACAATAAGGAGGGGAACATTTTTTCTTTCCGTCTAAACCTGGCATTCTTCCTTTACATACTTGTACTGCGTAACCATTGGCATACGCTGAAGGATAAACTTTAAATTTAGACTTTGCTGCCGATTTACCACGAGAACAAAGTTTTGTACCCGCTTTTTTACGACCTTCATTCATTTGGTATAAAGCTAATGCTTTGTCAGGGTCTTTTTCTGTCATTGCCAAATCATCGATAATATTGTCATCTTCCATTACTTCTTCAGATTTCCACATATCACCACTCTTAGACTCGTTCATTAGAAAGTCAAATACTTGGTCCATATTGTTTTTTGCCTCTGCGATATGGTCTTGAGCCCAATCATGTCCGTCAGACAAAATACCCTCAACCATATTACGGTCTAAATCTAACAATAAGCCACATTGTCTTCTCATTTGTTCTAAATTACTGAAAAACATATATCTTTCAGATTCTTCTTTTAAAATTTTTTTAATTAATTTTTCCATATCATTAAGTCATTAAATCACCTTTTAAATCGTCACATACAGTACTTAAAAACGCTTCTATTTCACTCTCTAATCCTTCGTATGTCTCAAATAAGTTTACACTCTCATCAGATTCGAAATTACATAAAGAATAATTTCCTTCATTATCACAGTAAATTTCACCATAAAATGGGTCATTATTAATTGTCAAATACCCTGTATGAACTATCTCGTCAATATTTTCTTCTGTTGTTTCGTATTGGAATTCCATTTTTGGTATTCCTGGTACACCATCAAAAATCCAAGTTTCACCTGAAGGAACTCTGTCAGACGATGTTATTAATTCTTCATCATCTAAATAATCGCCTGTGGTTGCGTGATAATCTAAAAATTCTCGTTCTTTTTTTGATAGATTTTCAAGACCAACACGGTTTATTTTATCCAAAATCGCATCAATTTTTTCTTGA